ATCCGCTTTACGTCCATTACCAGAAGATGCTTTGGAAAAGATACAGGATGCCTTAGATATAGAATACACTTACGAAAGTAACCGAATCGAAGGCAATACCCTTACATTACAGGAAACTGCCCTAGTAGTAAATGAAGGAGTTACCATATCCGGCAAATCTATGCGTGAACATCTGGAGGCTATCAATCATAGCGAGGCTATTGATTATATCAAAGATATAGCGAAGAAGGATATAGAGATAAGCGAACGCACTATCAAAGAAATACACGCTCTTATCTTGCACGGAATAGATCGTGAAAATGCCGGGCGGTATCGCACCGTTCCCGTTATGATTTCCGGTAGTACCCACATGCCGCCACAACCTTATTTAATACAGAAACAAATGGAGGATTTTATGATAAAGTACCGGCAGATGGAGGAAGAAAAAGTACATCCGGTACTTATAGCCGCATATCTTCACGACGAACTTGTACGTATTCATCCGTTTATTGATGGAAACGGGCGAACGTCACGTTTATTGATGAATCTTTATCTTTTACGGAGTGGGTATACATTGGTTACTTTAAAAGGTAGCAATGAGGATAAAATAAGTTATTATAAAGCACTGGAAGAATCTCATACAGAGAATAAGCCGGAAGCCTTTCAAAAACTTGTTGTTGAGGCCGAAATTGCCTCTTTACAAAGATATTTATTCATAATGCAATAGGGTATGAATACAAATGAAATAGATAAGTTGAGCTTTGCAAAAGCTCATGCCTTGTTTGAAACTGGAGATATAGATCGTATTGAGGTGAGAACCGTAAAGGGATTGTGTGACATACACCGTTATTTGTTCGATGGGTTGTACAAGTTTGCTGGACAGGTGCGTACGTTGAATATAGTAAAGGGAAACTTTCGTTTTGCTAATTGTATGTATCTTGATGTGATGCTCCCAGTAATAGAAAAGATGCCGGAAACGAAATTTGAGGAAATCATTGCTAAATATATATGATTGTAGCCATATCCGAAGAATTGCTGTTTAAGCTAGTAGAATTTGCAGAAAATCTGGGTCGTAAAAAAGAACGGATCAACTCCTTTAAAGAATCTCAATTTATATCTCAAAATCAGGCGCATATCCGGTATGGCAAAGGAAATGTTACTAAATGGGTAAAAGCTGGAATAGTGAAGAGATATAAAGATGCTGATGGAAAATTACGTTCCGGCGTCCGTTATAATGTGCTTGACCTGGAATCAGCTGCTTTTAAATGTAATTATATGAAAGAACTTTCTCCTTTGGCAAAGGCTGAAATGAGAGAAATAATAAGCCCCGTTCCTTGATTGGTTCGGGACTTTTGTTTATACTTAGCCATTAAAACTATAATTTATATTCATCATTCAGACGTTTTATGATCCTTTTTATTGTTGAGGCTGATAATTTATGCTTGTTTGAAAGAAAGTCCCGAATTTCGGCTTTTTTTCGTCCTTCTGCAAGCATATCTCTATACTCATAGAACATATCAAGATACATTATATCATCTGCGCTCACTCCGTTTCTGTTCATTGTAGCAAGTAGAAAGCGGCTTGATGCTAAAACCTCATATACTTTCATCTGCTTTGGGGATATAGGGTAAGAAATCAAAGCCTTTAAACTCTTTACTGTTGATGGTATGAGTTACCTTTTGTTTATCTGAAAGACCTATAATTCGGGAAACTATATTGGGATTAAACGCACCAACAATAGCACCTTCTAATTGTTGTGTCCTGATGACATTCTCTATGCGTGTAATGACTACGGAAAAATCTTCATGACTACCTTTTTTAAAATCGTTCCAAAAGGACTTACTAACATCTAAATAAGCCATTAACCCGGTCAGAGAGTAAGGACGTTGTGTAGGGTTTTCTTCTTTTTCCTTTATTTCTCCTTTCGTTTTATTCTTGATTACTTTCCATGGAGTCCTGTCACAATAGGCAAAATACTCACAGGCTGCTTCCCACAACTGTTCAGGAGAAGCAAAACGCTTGCTTCTCCCATGCTTATTTCTCAACTTCCAAAATTGGTTTCCTTTAGGTGCAGACATAACTAATGTTCTTTTAATTGTTTGATTAAATCCGCTTCTTCCTGATTCTTGACTACAACGGTCAATCCTGTAGAAACTTCTCCGGAATGTTCGGTGTTCTGTTTGTTCTTCCATCTGTCAGGAGCAAGGTTTGTAAGAAGGAATATACCAGCTCCCACATTAGGTTCAACACGGACATTTTTTCTAACTTCCTTTTTCAACTTCTTTTTCTTGCCTTCCATGTAGTATTCAGAAGAAACCTGTTCGTATTCATACCCGATGGCAGATCTTGCAAGAGAGGAAACAACATTGCGTTCCAACCCGTTTTTGAAATCTTCTTTCGCCTTTTTTATAGCAGTCCCGAAAGTTTCATTTTCCATCCACCGGTAATAGGTACTCTTTCCGATTCCCATTACATTACAGAAGTCAATAAGCTTTGCACCGCCATAATCTATAAGTCCGTTTTCACATACCCAGTCAACGCACTTTTGAATTATCTGTTCATTAAATTTTGCCATATCTTCAATAGTTTTTAATTAATATATTATAAGTTACCTAAGTTTTCAAGTACTTCAACCCGTTTTCCAACTGTGTTTATTTCGGTTACAGATACTACAGGATTAGGCATCATCTGGACTCCCTTTGCAACCGCCCTAGCAAGCATATCCTCTCCCATGGTCTGATTACTTGATGCGGTGATATTTATTGGAACTCCTCCACCCATTTGGTTAAATGAGGAAAGGATTGGGGCAAACAATTCTGTCGCTCTCGCTGTCATTACTGACTCTCCGTTACTTAGTTGTGCCGGGATGCTATCGCTCGTTCCAGTACCTGGCCCGGTAACTAATCCACCAGTTGCGAACTTGGCGGATTTCACGGTTTTAATGGCTGTAGCAATGTTTGCCATGATTGTAGTGACGGTTGTCGCTATAGCTGCAATGTTACCGGGGAACGGAACCGATTGTGCCTGTGCGATTCCGGCAGCAAGGGCTTTACCTGTATTTACTGCAATTTCTCCCAAAGCAAGAACTTTTGACAGTTTGGCAAATCCTTCGTTTACCTCTCCCAAAGCATCAATGGCACTTGTCAAATCATTGTATAACAACTTCGTGCTATCAACCTTGGCGGTTTCTATTTGTACCTCAATCCCAGCTATTTTTTGTTTTTGCTTGACTTTTCTTCGGTCATATTCTTCATCGGTTTCGTCCTTCTGTTGTCTCATATTGTCAAGAACTTCATTTTCTTGCGTCAAAGAAGTTTGTAATTCTTGAATTTCATAGGCATACTGCGCCTGTTTTAATTGTGATTCGGAAGCCCCTTCATTTGCCATTTTTTGCAGCTTAATGTCGTTTTGGGATTCCAATAAATCCAATTCCGCTTTGGCTCTGTCTTCCAACGCTTTCTTTTGTTTATCCCATATTTGTTTGTTAGCGGCATCAACAAGTTCGGCTTCTTTCTTTTTGTATTTGTCTATTATCGCTAGTTTCATATCTTCCGTCAGTTCTGTGTCTGACAAATCCGCTTGGCGTTGAACTCTTAGCTGTTCCAGTTTTAATTCTAGTTCTTT